GTCGATCTTGTTCGGGCTATACGCCCGGCGCAAGCTGCTGCCCGCCCTCGACGACGACGGGCGCAACCTGTTCACCCTCACCAAGGACCGGCCGCATAGCCCGAACAAGATCGACGGGGCCATGGCCGGCGTGATCTCCAGCGAAGCCCGCCGGGACTGCATCGCCAAGGGCCTGCTGGACCGCAAGCCCCGCCGGGCGTGGTTCGCCGGGGTCTGATGCTGCTCTCCAGCGAGCAAGAGGTCGCCGAAGCCGTCAGGGACTGGGGTCCGGTCGCGCAAGGCGAATGGTCCCGCCTGCAGCTCTACGAGGACTACTACCGGGGCCGCCACCGCCCGCCCTACACTCCCGAGACGGCCACCCGGGAGTTCCGGGAGTTGGTGCATCGGGGCGTCACCAACCTCACGCCCCTCGTCGTCAACACCATGACCCAGCGCCTCTTCGTCGACGGGTTCCGGCCCTCCACCACCTCGGTGGAGAACGCCCCCCAGTGGGAGTGGTGGCAGGCCAACGGGATGGACTCGCGCCAGAAGGCGCTCTACGACGAGACGGCCAAGCACGGCTACGCCGGCTGCATGGTCACGCCGGGCAAGCCCGACCCGGTGATCCGTCCCGTGAGCGCGAGGGAGTGGTGGGTCGGCTTCGAGGACTACAGCGACGACTACCCGTTCCTCGGGCTCAAGCAACCGGCCCGGCGCCACCACCCCAGTGGCATGCCGGCCGACACGAGCTTCGACTACGAGGTGTGGCACGTCCTCGACGACGCGGCCCGCTGGATCGTGCGCGTCCACGGCGACCACAACGTGGCGGTGGCGTCCCGCACCGCACACGGTCTGGGCGTGGTGCCCATCGTCCCGTTCCGCAACGGATGGGACCTGACCCGGTACCCCACCGGGGAGATCGAGCCCCTCATCCCGATCCAGGACCGACTCAACCAGACCGTGTTCGATCTGCTGGTGGCCCAGACCTACGCGGCGTCGCCCCAGAAGTGGGCCACGGGCATGGCGCTGCCGGTCGACAAGGACGGCAAGCCCCTCATCGACCTGCGGGCGTGGGCCAAGAGCCTCTGGATGACCAGCGACGAGAACGCCAAGTTCGGCTCGCTGCCCGAGGCCAATCTCAAGAACATCGTCGAGGCGATCGAGCAGTCGTTGCGGGTCTACGGGCTGACCTCCCAGACGCCCCCGCACTACCTGCTGGGCGACCTGGTGAACCTGAGCGCGGAAGCGTTGCTCGCCGCCGACACGACCCTCGCCAAGAAGGTCAACGACCACCAGATCATCTTCGGCGAGGCGTTCGAGCAGGTGTTCCGGCTCGCGGGGGCCGCGGCGGGCGATGACGCCGCGGCCAATGACACCGAGGCTCAGGTGTGGTGGCGAGACACCGAGCCCCGTTCGATCGCGCAACAGGTCGACGCCCTGGGCAAGCTCGCCACGATGCTTCAGATCCCCCCCGAGAGCCTCTGGGAGAAGGTCCCGGGGGCGACGGGGTCGGACCTGCAGCTGTGGCGCACCGACGCCGCCAAGGCCCGCCTGCGGGCTCTGCGAGAAGGCCCCCAGCAGGTGACCGGTCCGACCAACTCCGCCGAACGGATGCCGGGCGTCCCCGGGGGCACGCCGGCCGATCGGGCGCTGGGTGGCTGAGGACGCTGACGTCCTGCTCGATGCGATCAGTCGGGCTCTGGCCGAATCGGACGACGTCGAGGGGTCGGTGTTCGTGACCGCCTACGTCGTGCTGGCCGCCTTCACCGACACCGACGGCGAACAGGCCGTGTTCACCGCTACGGCCGACAACCAACGGGCGCACGAGAGCCTGGGGCTGCTGGCCTTCGCCACCGCCACAGAGAACGCCAGAGTCATGCGGGAGAGCGATGGCTGACGAGGAGGCGGGCACCCTCCTGTTGCGCTCCGAGGCGCAGCGAGAGGCCGTGCAGCTCACCCTCACCTACCTGACCGAGCTGGACCGGGTGGCCGCCCAGATCGGCGACATGGTGCGTCAGGTCTTCGAGGAGCTGACCAGCATCGACCGCTCGGAGATCGAGCGCTTCATCGAGATGGCCCAGCCCTACACCAACGCCGGGCAAGCCGAGGGGGCCGACCTGGCCGCCGCCTACCTGTCCGAACTGACCGGCCAGTCATTGAGCGCCGTGGACGTGACCTATCCGGCCATCGACTTCGAGGGCCCGTTCCTGCGCACCTGGCACAACCTCTCCGAGCACATGCCCTATGAGGAGGCCCGGCTCGGGGGCTCCAGCGTGGCCGAGATGACCGGCTACGACGCCGTGAACGACGGGGCCGGTGCCCGCATGGGCCAGCCCGGCCTCAAGGTCATGGGCTACCGCCGGGTCATCAGCGCCAAGGCGTGCGAGTGGTGCCGGGTGGTCGCCACCCAGCTCTACCGCAGCGCCAGCTCGGCCACCTTCGGCCACCACGGCTGTAAGTGCACGGTCGTCGCCGTGCCCCGAGACAACGACCCGACGAAGGCCATCAACCAGGCCCGGCTGCGAGAGCTGAAGGCCCAGGGATCGGTCGAGCGGATCAGCCAAGCAAGAGAGCGCTCCCGCAACCGGTAGCGCACCACCAGCGAAAGGGACGAGATGTCCGACGCTTCCGAGCAGGCCACCGAGACGGCGGCCGGCCAGAACAACCCCCCGACCACCGGTCAGCCCACTGAGCCGGCCACCGACAACACCACCGAGGCCCCCAGCGATCTGTCGGGCCTCAAGAAGGCACTGGACGCCGAGCGCAAGGCCCGCCGTGAGGCGGACAAGCGCAACAAGGAACTCAGCGCCTACGAGAAGCAGGTCAAGGACGCCGAAGAGGCGAACAAGTCCGAGCTGCAGAAGCTCCAGGACGCCCTGGCCGCCGAGAAGGCCGCGAGGACCACCGCCGAGCTGACCAACCTGCGCAACGAGGTCGGCCTGGCCAAGGCCGTGCCGGCCGGGCTCATCAAGTTCCTCTCCGGGTCCACCAAGGAAGAGCTGGAAGCGGCGGCCGATGAACTGCTTGCCCAGCTCGAACCGGCGGGACCGAGGGTCCCGGGCAAGCCCCAGTCCCGGCTCTCCGACGGCCGGCCGTCCAACTCCTCGCTCGACGGCGAGGACCCCCTGGCCCTCATCGCTATGGGCCGGGGGGAGCAAGCCCCCAAGTAATCCCGTCGAGCCCTGCCATGGCTCTCGACGGCCAAATGTAGGAGGTCGCCATGGCAGGCAATGTGTTCCTCACGCCCACGGTGATCGCCAAGATGGCGATCGGCGGTCTGTATAAGGACCTGGTGCTGCCCCGACTGGTGAACCGTTCGGCGGAGGCCGAGTTCACCGGAGGTCAGGGCACGGTGATCAACGTGCGCATGCCGGCCACCGTGACCGGTGGCGGGGCCCGCACGTACGACCAGACGCTGCGTGACGCCGCCACGCCGATCGTGCTGGACCGGATCAACGAGACCACGATCCCGGTCACCATCGGCCCGATCCTCTACAAGGGCGTGCCGGTCACCGACGAAGAGTTCACCTTCACGCTGACCGACTTCACCACCCAGGTGCTCGACCCGTTGACCCGGGTGGTCGGCGAGAGCGCCGAGGCCGTGCTGGTCTCCGAGGTCAACAACTTCCCGGCATCGGCCACCATCACTCCGGCCGCCGATGGCTCGGATCTGCACGCGGCCATCCTCGAAGCCCGCATGGAGCTGAACAAGCGCAACGTCCCCCAGGCCGGCCGCATGCTCATCGTCTCCCCGGAGATCGAGATGCTGCTCCTGCAGGACGACGCCAACCGGATCGTGCGCTACCAGGACTCGGGCTCCACCGAGGCCCTGCGCAACGCGACCATCGGTCGGCTCTACGGCAACGACGTGATCGTCTCCAACGAGCTGACGGCGCTGAGCTTCGTCATGATGACCCGCGACGCCTTCACGTTCGTGATGCGGGCCCCGACCGTGCCGGCCGGCTGCACCTTCGGCCAGGGCGTGAGCTACCAGGGTCTGGCCCTGCGCTTCATCCGGGACTACGACCCGAACTTCCTGCAGGACCGGGCCATCGTCTCCACCTTCACCGGGGCCGAGACGCTCGACGCCCGTCAGGCCATCCGGGTGGTGGCGGTCTGATGGGACCCTCGCTCGCCACGGTTGAGGACATGGAGGCTCGGCTCGGCCGCGCCATGACTGATGCAACCGAGCGAGCGAGGGCTCAGGCGCTGCTCGATGACGCCTCGGCACTGGTGCGCTTCGAGACCAACCAGTCCTACATCGACCCCGACACGGGGGACCTGGTCGCCGACCTCCCCGACATCGTGGTCACCATCACGGTGAACGCCGCGCTGCGGGGCTGGTACAACCCGGCCGGCATCGAGTCGGCCCAGCTCGGTGCGGTCTCGGTGCGCTACGGCTCGGCCTGGCTGACCAACACCGAACGGGAGCAGCTGGCGCTGATGACCCGAGGCAAGGGGCTCAGCCAGGCGATCCTGATCGGCTCCTTCGGCTTCGACGGTGCCCCCTACGGCTATGTGCCCGTCGACAACGCCGAGGGGCTCTCCACGCCTGCCGCCGACTGGTTCCCGTTGGGGTACTGAGCGTGAACGGGACGTCGTGAACGAGCACGCCATCTGGCAGCTCATCAAGGTGCCCTGCACCGTGCGCCACCAGGACCCGGGGCCGGTCGATGAGTACGGCGACCACCCGATCGCCATGGTCACCGAGACCTCCGAGCTGTGCCACCCCCAGCAGTCCGCCCGGGGCGAGACCGATGAGATCGAGCACGAGCGCTGGCACGTGTACCTCCGACCGACGTCGGTCGTCGACGCCAACGACGTGATCGTGGTGGACGGCATGACGCTCGAAGTCGACGGCGCCCCCTGGCCGGTGATCGATCCCCTCACCGGCTGGCGAACCCACATCGAGACCACGGCCATCCGGAGGATTTGATGGCCCGCGTCGTGATCAACGTCCCAGCCCTCAACAAGTGGCTGAACGAGAGCCCCGGCGCCCAGCGGGAACTGTTCACCACG